CCATGTTATCTGTAATCTGTCCAATTACTTCTGACTTACCAATGCCGGGAGGACCCCACAAAAAGATAGGACGTTTCTTTTTAAAAGCACGTAGAATGCTTTTCTTTGCGCCATTTGGCGAAACTGTTCTTGCAATTGATGTTTCCATCTTGTATTCCTTTATGTTAAGTTATCAGTGCCTAGTTTCTAACTATACATATATAATAACATCACTACAGGATATGTCAAGTGTTTTTTATTCTTTTTTATTCTTTTTTAGTGCTTTCATAATACCATACTTGCGAACATCGCCACTAAAAAGACTTAGTTCGAGTGCTTTCTTTTCGTTCGTTACGTGCATACTACGAGTACCTAAGTAATATGGACAATCGATAAATTGATCTAGCCATATAATTACTTGCGTAGTAAACTCAAAGTTAGCACTATACGGAACTTCATATGTTTTTAATTTTACTTTTTCAATTAAAAAATCAAATCCTGCATCAGTAAGGCGCAATCCGCCAGTTTTTTTCTCTCGATTGTTTTTCCACCATAGAGGCATATATTCTTTTACAGAAAGATCACTTACTGCTATATCAGCTTGCTTTAAAAATATTTTAGTATAGATTTCTTTTGTATTCATTCTTGAACTACTTTGCCGTGCGAAAGCATTACTACATTAAAATCTTCTGAATGAAACATTTCATTTAATTTTTGTGCTAAATTATGAGCATGACCGGGATTACTAAAGCTGACTTTTTTATATTTAGGACCAGGATAATTGGTTAATGCATTTGCACTTTTAAGATTAAATGGTTTATTTTTGTAAAACACTGCCCATATTGCTTCTGCATCAAGTATTTGTTCTACTTTGTATGTCTTTTTATCAACATATTCTAATAGTACCTTTGGTTTTGGTCGACTCATAGTGCGTGTCCTTTAGTTAACTACGCATATATTTATCTTTTTTTACCAGCTATTTCCGCCATCCATAGATATTTTTATTACTTCTTCATTATTCGACTTTTGAAGTAACTGTTCTAAGTCACCGTTTAGTCTTGCCATTACAATACCTAATGTAAATGCAAGGCTCTTTGCTTGCTCTGTAGTCATCTTTATTTCTTTTGCCTTACTTGCATCAGCAGTCTTAACTTGGTTAAGAAACTGCTGGATAGGCATTGTATTAATCGGCTGATTTGTTTGCATTAGATAGTTCCAATCTCATATGTAAATCGTTTTTAAACGGTCCTTTAAATTTATACCGTTGTATAGTAATTAGTTTCGGACAAAACGATTTAACCCATCCTTTTTCAAATTTAATAATATAATAACCTGCTGCATATAGACTTTTACTATTTGAACTTTTTGTAAATAAGGGGAGTTTTTGCTTTACATCCCATATTACATTATGCGGGGTTGTACTTGTAGGAAATTCATATGCAATATTATCAGTTTCAACAGCATCACTTATAGATTCAGACCAATTAATCTTGCCTCCAAGTGCATTATTAAGTTGTCTTTGATTGATATACATATGTGTGCCAGTATTACACGAATACAAATACTGATCTTCTGAAACACTTAATGTTCCAACCTTGTTACCATTTTGTTCTATAATCCAAAATTTATCTTTTAATATAGCTTTTGCTTTTATCATTTAGGATACCTCGCTTGTAGTGGTTCTGCGAAAAGGTTAGCTTGATCTGCAACTCTTTGCATATCCCATTTCGCACAAAATTTCATAAGACGTAAACCAACTTGTGTTATAGCTTTAGGCTCAACATCACTAATAGTAGTATTAATTATCTCTCTAATATCTGCAGGTTGTGCAGTTAAATCGCATAGGGTAACATTACGATTGTAATCATCTAGTACACGATGCTCTTCGCCTTCGTGATCTACCCAACGTTGTAACATCATGTTATTCCAATTAAAGCCTTTTGTCTCTTTATCAGCAAACGCTTCAATAAGACCTACCTTGTTTTTAGTGCCTTTTTTACGCACACCTGGATATGCACTAAACACGTTGTCACTAGTGTCGCCACGCATACACTTCTCAAACAACATAAAGGCAGGCTCGGGTACAGCCTTTGGCTCTTTTGTCTTTTTGTCAATTACTTCTTTACCGTTATCGTCAAAGTAACCTTCGTGTGTAATAGTTGTGTTACTAATGCCGTTGTATTGCTTTACATTGGGTGCAATAAGTTGTGCAAAGTCACCATCTGTACTAACAATAATATGATTATCATTAGGATGATTCTGTACCCAGCCAGCAATATAGTCGTCAGCTTCTAGAACAGGGTTTTGTAGTACAGTACAATTCGTTTTGTCAGCAATAAAGTCTTTAAACTCGTCAAATATTTCAAAGAATACTTTATCTTCTTCTGCTTGTGTAGGAGTAAGTGCATCGCGAGCTACTTGTCTGTTGCGCTTGTAAGGTTCGTAATAGTCCTTGCGCCAGCTACGTCCTTCTAAGCAGAAAACAACATGATCTGCGTTGAAGTCACGCCATGCTTTCTTAACACTGTTAAGTGTAATATGCAGTGCCATACCAACCTTAGTGTCGATATCGCCACGTACTACGTGCCTTGCACGAAAAAACGTGTTAAGTGTGTCTACTAAAATATAAGTTGCCATTGTATTACCTAAACTGTTGCTAACTATATACGATTATATACGATTTTATACGATTTGTCAAGGATAAAATGTGTTAAAAGATATAACATTACGCATTTTGGTAGAATTAATAGTAGTTTCATGATCCATCCAGCTTGGAAATATATAGAGCATGTAGTTAATACATGGTAATTCTTGTGTGTATTCATTCCATTTTGTAACTTCTTTGTGTATTTCTGCCATTCTATATGGCCTAATTGGGCTATGTACTACTAACGGTACACTATCATCGTCGCAATCAAAGTAAAACGCACCACTTACAACACTGCCTTCATGTCTATGTAGTATTGTTCTACCTTCTTCTCCCATTTGATTAGTCCAAGATCCTTTTATAACAATATCTTGTAACCCTGATACAGTTGCATACTCTGCTACACATTGTGAAAATGCCTCATTAAGCCAAGGAAAGTCATGTAAAAAATTAAGATTGTTTGTGTAAGAACTCTTTCCTTTGTGCTGTAGTGCATGGGGAGTATGACCGGGATTATTTTCACTTAACTCAAGCATATGTTCGTCACTAAATTCTTTACTTAGATCAAACTGCATTACTAAACTTGGAAATAAACTATATGCTGTTGCTTCTATTGTCATGATACTTCTGATTTACCTTTATCGATAGGTACAACATTAATGTATCCTGCACCTCTATCAGTCTCTAATCCTTCTTCTTCCAGCATTTGATACACAATAGTACGGAACCATGCATCAACTATCTGTTCATTCGTTTCACCTGAATAACCTGCATCTAGTAGTTGCTCAATAAATTCGTTATTCCAGTCAATTTCAAAAAATCCATTTCGAATGTTTTCAGGATTGATTTGAGTATCTAGTACAGCTACCCAAGGTTTGCCTGCTTTAGTAGCAGCTTCTTTCTCTGCATCAAGAGCCGACCGCCTAATTTCTTCAGTCGTAGGTTCTTTAGCATCTTTTACTATCTTGGGTTGTATACCTATTGCTTTCTTTACTTTGTTCCAGTCCATTACCATCCTGCCTTTCTAATTCTATCTTCATTAATAGGTGCTTTCATAGCTTTCTCATGCTGTTCATTTTTATATTTAAGTTCCCCACGCATTTCCGAAGAGTGAAATGTGTAGTCGGGGAGTGAATCGCCATCCTTCTGCCATACACGCTTCGGCCACGTCTTTAACATTGAGACTGTATTCTTCACTGCGTCCGCCCATTGGCATAAGATATACTGGACATTGTACCCCGGCATCCTGGTAAGCACTAACAGCTTTTTTAACTTCGTCAAAGTCGTCATTAGTAGCCACAACAAACTTAAGATAAAGTTCGCTATCGCTAACCCTAGTATACTCACGAGCAACATCAGGCTTGATAGCAGTTTCCCAAGGTTCTCCTGAGACACTAAGTTTTGGGGAACAACTCCAAGTGACTGTAAGTCTGTCACTGTCGTTGAGATAGTTGTAGAGATCGTCGTGTAAATGTTGTGTAGTGTTTGTTTCAAATGTGATGTTCCTTAAATCCTGCATACGTGGATGTTCAAACAGCTCTACGTAAAGCCGTTGCCACGCTAACAACGGTTCACCGCCTGTCATGATCAAGTGTACATCTTGACCATTGTCTTGTACCCACTTACCATTTGGAGTGAGCGATAGCAAATGCTCAACTACTTCGTCTACAGTTGCTTGTTTATTAAAGTGTTTGAACTCTGGATAGATACTAGCATATGTATCACAACCTGTATGTATAATAGGCAAGTCGTTAAACTCTTTAGTTGTTTCATGCACGCCTGCGTCAAGTAATCCTTGTACTTCAGCATTGTGAATAATGCCTGCTTTTTGCTTTACATCACGCATTGGTTCGTTCTTTAAACCAAAGTTCATACAACGAAAGTTACACCCGAAGGTGCGTAGAAATACACTAGGTACTCCTACAAACTTGCCTTCACCTTGTACGCTATAAAACGCTTCTGAATATCTAAGTTTCATTTATCTCTCCGTATATTTCCTGTGCAAATTTATTATGTGCTTCTTTACCTGGATGCAATTTATCTACTGCTCTAGGCATACCATGTTTAATTGTACGAAAATTAGTGTGTAATATTGTAGCATTGCTAGGTCTGTCTATTGTATCTTTTCTAAACAGCATATTATAATGTTTTATACCTTTATTATTTAAGTAATAACTACAATGTTCTATTCTTAAATTAGAATCAATAGCTTGATCTACTTCATTAAACAAGTGTTTGTAGTACATCTTAGAAGGCTTAGATGTAACCCAGTGTCCGATTTGGCTAACTGTATGGTCTTTATTAATTATACAATGTCTTTCATTAGTAGACCACAAAATAAAAACTAAATCAGTTGACTGGAAATTATAATCAATTATTTTATACCACGTTTGTTTATTACTAGCACCCGGTTGTCCTTCATTTACACATTCTAGATTTAATTTATCTGCTAATAGCTGTGGCCACGCTAACTTACTTGCTGTAGGCCCAGGCTGCATATATTCATTTACACAATCTTCAAGGCCATGACCGTATGTATAACTGCACCCAAATGCTACTACTCTCATTTGTTTAACATCCTTGCACAAGTTAGGAATGAATTCTCTTCAAGACAATCACTCCAGATATGATTTAAATAAAATCCTACACCTACAATAAAGATAATTGCGGCTGCACTATAAATTAATTTCTCAATCATTAGCAACTAAACTCTTGTTGTAGCTTAATGTTGTCAAAGAATTCTTTCTTTGTACCAGGATCGTCTTTGAATGAACCCTTTAGCACAGTTGTCTGTGTAAGACTGCTATGTGCCATAATGCCACGATTCTCACAACAGCCGTGTGTTGCTTGAATGTACACACCTAAGTGTTCTGCGCCAGTTGAGTAAGCAATCTCACGTGCAATATCATTTGCAAGTTCTTCTTGCAGTGTGCCACGTCTTGCACACCACTGTGCAATACGTGTGTACTTAGATAGTCCAATAAGTTTGTCTGCGGCAATAATACCAATGTATGCAACACCGCTTACTGGCTGGTGATGGTGACTACACATGCTCTTTAGTTCTGAACGCACTACAAGCATACCTTCATAGCGATCTTCGCTGTCATTAGGAAATGCAGTTGCATCTGGACGATAGTCATAACGTCCTGCCATAATCTCATTAAAGTACATTTTAGCCAGTCGACGTGCTGTGCCTTTTGAATTAGGATCAGTATGTCTATCAATTACTAGTGTGTCTAGTACAGTTTCAAACGCCTCTGTAGCTTCGTTGATAAGTTGTTCTTTGTCGCCGTCTTGTAGTAAGCGAGCAATGTTGTCGCCGGCCCAGTAACGCTTGTCTGCGTTCTTACAGCGTTCGATAATTTCTTCGTATTTTTTCATTTGTTTCTCCGAGTTATAGACGAGGATGTCTACATTGTTTATAGTAACATTATTTAGGCAATTTGTCAACTAAAATGTACGTTTAACATTTCAATACGATCGGTTGCTGCTGCCATTTTATCAAGTTCTTCTTGAATAGCTTCTACAATGTCACTGTGTTCACCAATACCTACACTGTGATTCATGTATACCAAGATGTTTGTTTTTGCTCTTTCGAGTTCTCCTTCGGCATGCATTCGTGCTGCTTTTACTAATTGTTCTTTCATAGCATTTCCTTTCTTAATATTGTGCTATATTTTCCCAAGGATATACTAACCATACATCCTCTTCTGCTTTGTTAATTTCGTGGCAAGTATATCGTACTTGACTAAAGTCGCTTGCTAAGTTGTCTGTTAGTGTAGCAAAGCGAACATTGTTATTCCAAACATTATCCCATTCAGAACTATCAGGTAAACAACTTGCAGGCCAGTCTTGTTTAATCCAATTAAACGTAGCACCAGTATCATTGATGTCATCTACAATAAGAATATTTTTTCTGCTAATAGGAAGATCTACAATAGGTTCTCCTGCACTAGCACTAATGTCTGCATTGTGTTCTAAAATTTTATAGTGTTCGTATCCAAATGCATCTTCAGCCATCCAACAGTTGCTTTCGCTTTCACTGTCATCATCACGTAAACTTACTTTAAGTGCTTCACAGCGGATGCCTGTCATGTTACTAATAATAGTGGCAGGAATATTGCCGCCTCTAGTAATGCCCACAATGTAGTCAGGACGCCAATTGTCCTTGTACATTTGATTTACAATGCTAACACACATACGTTCGACGTCAGTCCAGCTATAATAATGTTTTTTAATCATCTTTATGTTTACCTTTGTAATCTTGTTCTACTAATTTGTAGACAGTTTTAAAATTTTCATATGCTTTTGCAAGTGCAGGATACTCTTCACACATATTAGTCACAGTGTCAATATCTGGTAACGTTTCAGACCATAGTGTAGGTGTAATTATAATACTATCAAATTCAAAATCTGTATCAACTGTTATAGTCTGAGTTGTATCAATCGTAAGCCAATCTGTATTAATCTCAGATACACAAAAAGGATAATCTGTATTTTCTACTGTTGAATCAATAGTAACTGTGGTCATATTAGACAAATCAATTGTATATTCATTGTTATCCTTTGATTGCGTCATACAATGCTGCTCCGCTAAAAAATTCTTTGTTTAGTTTAGTACGTTGCTTTTCTAAAGACACTTGTAAATCATCATAATTTTCCATATAGTTTACAATTTGTGCAACTACTTTATCTCTATTATGTAAGTAAGCATCATAGTCTTCAGTCCACGCACTAGGGTACTTAAACTCAGGTACAGCCATTTCACTGTAACTAAGTCTATCAGGCACCATAGGAATAGCATCAACTAATGCACCTTCGTACCAACTAATACCAAGTGTTTCTTGTAGGTTAGCTGAGAATACAATCTTAGCTTCGCCTAGTAGGTTATGATATTCATTCTTTGAAAGTTGTTGATCTTGACACACAACAAACTCATATTGCGGCAAACGCTGTGCTAAGTCTCTAAAGATTTCAACTTGCTTCTCGGGAGCAACACGATGTGGAAACAAGATTAAGTCTCGCTTTTCCATACCTTTGTAGCTAGTTAGGCTATCTTTAAGATACTCCATAGGCCAGCCAACTCTAATTGCTTTGTCCATATCAACATCATAATTGTCCATCATAGTGTCTGTAAATAAGTCAATATGGAATTCGCTTGCAAAAAAGTTATCATCATAACATTCATACATTGACATTTCGGCATGTCTTACCCAAGGCTTGTCACCTATAAGTCTACCCAGGAAGTCATGTGGGTCATAGCTACCGGCATGCCAGAGGCCACCAATGCTAATATCAACACCCAATAACTCTGCCATGTAGCGTAGTTGTATAACTGTAGGGTTCCAGGCATCAGTATATAAAAAATAATCGCCGTCTTTGACTTTGCCATTGCAGAACATTTCTCCAATAGTTTCAAGTTGCTTTGATTTGTATACATTAGTACCACCAAAGTTGAGAAAAGCCCCAGGCGTAGTTGCCTGAGGCGTTTCCCCTCCACTAATAACTTTTACGTTTTCATTTGTAGCTCGTTGCAGTTGTTTTGGAAGATACTCTTTCCACTGTTTAGTATAACGTGTATCTACTGCTTCAATATCTACAATATAAATTGTCATTAGTTTCTCCGTTGTTGAAACGGCTTATTTCCATTTCGGGCCTTAGCACGAATCCATCCTTGGTATTTTTGATATGCAATCCAAACTGGTGCTTCTTTCTTATACATATCTGCTTCATTAAATACTTTGCCTTCAAAACGACAAAAGTCACGAAATTTTTCCAAGTCGTCGAACACTCTACGAACAACAGGATCTTTAATAGACATTTACCTATTCCTTCTTACTATGGGTAAACAATTTGACAGCCGTTTTCGCCATCTTCGGCGACATCAATAACAACAAAGCGGCTGGGATACTTTGCGTTAATCTGTAAATACAAGTCATCTGCAATCATTTCGCATGACTTGTGGTCTAGTTGCAGGATATCGCCTGCATACAATGATTCCAACCAACGCTTAAACTGGATAAATTCAATGTCTCGATCGTTGTGTGTTACTTGGATCTGCACTTTAAAATGGAACATATGACGATGCGGGTATCCTAGAAAACTCACATCGTACTCGTCACCTGTTGCTAGTGCAGGATCGTCTAGTGCAGCTGGATATGCGTGAATACCTTCTTTTCTAAAAGTTACCCAAATGCTACGTTTAGCTTTATTTAATGCACTGCTTTGTGCCATTTTAGCATCTTCCTCTCTTGATCTACGCATCATATAGTCGTAGTATGGTTCATTTACTGTATTCATTATACTATCACTTTAGAACTTTGTCAAGGCCATATTTGCTCCAATCCGTAAATTTATTACGGTCCATCAAATCATGTAGGCTATGGCACCAGACGCCTGGGTTAGTTGCCTTAAAGTCTTTATCATCAATCTTCAACATAGTGTTGTAGTTCCACAATTTAGCATAAGGCAATGGAATGCGCAGTTGTGGAATAAAGTTATCATATTCAATTAATCCTGATTCTAAAAATGCTTCTGCAAGTGTAATAGGAATATCTAAACTACACAGTTTGCCAGCAGTTAGAAATGCTGTGATCATATTTTCCCAAGGTGTCCATTCATCAGCATCTTTAGGAAAGTTTGTTCCTGGATTAAAACTATGATTAGCACCAAAAAAGATGTGTTCGCATTGTTCTTCATCGTAATGCTTTTGAATAACATCACAAGGTTGTACACCTGTAACAAACAATGTTTTCATTCCATATGCAGGAGTCTTTTCAACTTCTACGCCTGTAAAAAATATCGGTGTATCACTTACACCACTTTCATAATCACGTTTCATATTAGTCTCCAAAGTCAAATAATTTTGATCTATCTGCATGTGCTATATGTTCCATCTTATCCATAATACCTGGTGTAATACGGAACTGATAATAACCATTGTTTTGCATTTCTAAGTAAGCCCATTTATCTACGCCACGAATATAGTCTAACAAATCGCCTTGGTGAAGAACGCCTCGACAATGTTGCCATGCTTGTTCTAACTTTTTTTGAATTGTATCGCAAGTAAAGTCATACAACTGTGCGCTTACAACAACATTATCACCTGTAAGCTCATTTACTTTATGATATATTCTCAGTTGACGTTGTACTTTATCACGGATATTACTTTTGTGCCATTGAGTATGTAGAATATCTTGTGGTAACATTGCGCCTACTGTGTGTCCGCTAGTACTACCCCATTTACGGGTTTTTAGTTCAGCGCCAACTTCTGGCAAGTCAATACCTTTTCCTCTGTTTACTGTCCATCCCAAGCTCTCAAGTTTGTCTTCTGCCCATAAACCGATATTACCATCACGTTCTTCCATAGGAATAATAGTGCCGGGTTCAATTATGTTTTTTAGTCCGGTTAACTTTAACGTCATCATAGTTCCTTTAATTCTGTTTCTAGTCTGTGTATTTCATCTTTAAGCCAAAGTTTCTTAGTTTTCAAAACATTAATTTCATGATCATCTACAAAACTATTATACAACAATTTTATTTCTTCGTCAAGTTTTCTATGCTTTTTATATAATTCTTGTAAATGTACAGCAAGTTTATCATGTTGATCTGTATAATCACTCATCCAAATAGCTCTCCAAATTTAGTTTGTGCGTTTACTGTTTTCTTTCCGATAGCACCTCTTGTACCTGGTATGCTCATCCAAAATTTTGAATATTCATCAATTCTTTTTAGTGCATCGTCTTTGTTTTTAATAGAAAATATATCTTCAATGACATCTTTAAAATAAAGTCTGTCATGTTTTTCTTGTACAAGCATTCTAGGCACAATACCGTTGTCGTATTGTCTATTAGCTTCTTGTACAGCATTAATATGACTCCATACATTGTGACCCATTTGAATAGCATAACTAAAACTATCCCATGATGTCTTTCCTTCTTTGCCTATTTTATTTAGGTCTCCGGGAGCATATGTACAAACGTCTGATACTTTGAGTCCGGTAGTAATCGGACTGTCTTCAAAGTTTTTAAATATCCCATCTTGTATAACAGCATCTCTAAATCCACGGTTGTCTGTAGCATATTTTTTATCGTCAACGCTCGGCACCATTCGATATGTCCATTTCGTACGATCCGCTGTTTCGTTCTGTATGTATATCTGTCCATTTGCGGTTGCGAGGAAAGGACTAGCACAGTCAAAGGTAATAGTAAAGTTTTCATTGTAATTCTTTCGTACTGCACGTTGAACATCTGTTAACAATGTAGCCCATTCTAGTTTAGAAGTACCTAGGAAGTGCATTACATCGTGTACGCCCTTTTGTAATAGGTTATCAAAGTATAGTGTAACTATGCGTTTGAGTACCAAGTGTACATCACACATATTCTGACCACCCATTGACCACCCATTAAAGTGATTGTCAGGATACTTAACTGGATCGCAATAGTCTTTCATCTGCTCGTACCAGTCATCTGCGTCTGCGTGATTCTCACCTTGCAATACGTTAAGGAACTTACAAGCACCTGTTCTATGCTTCATCCAATATTCGTTATTGTATTTTGTTGCTTCAACAGCATCTTGATATTCACTAATACCTGTCGCCAATGCTCCAGCAGGAGAGCGTGATACCCATGCTGGAATATCAAGGATCATTCCGTAGTCTGCATAAGCATCCATCCATCTTAAGACAGCATCACGTTTCTTTTGCGCCATATCTAATCTAGATTGATATTCCTTTACAAGATCAACTGTAACAGTTTTTGTTACTTCTTTGCCGTTCTTGTCTGTAGTAGTTACAACACGTTCTTCTGTACCACGTGCTACACAGTCTGCCATCTTGTCTTTAACAAACTGACTAGTAGGATCTTTCCACTCGCCTTCCCAAACACCCTTACCAATCTGGAAGCCGCCTGAGTCACCTAGTAACCAAGAGTTTTCTCTATCTCTATTACGAATCATGTCTTCTTTAGGTACATGCTTAGTTGTATCTAAGTCAGCGTGACCTGCAGAGTAGAGCGTCCACTTGTATGTGAACGCTCCTTCTTTGGAGTTAAGATAATTAAGACTTTCTATACCATTAACAAAATTGCTAGGGATTCGTAACTTATCCACATACTCGTCGTATCGTTGTTTACCTACATAAGTTGCATAAAAGCCACTTAGTGCAGGTAAAAACCGTGCATAATCATTTTGTTCTGCGGTTAAGTCTTTATGCATATTCTATTTGCTCTGCGCTGGTAAAATATAATCGTAAGTAGCTAATCCTGAATTTAAACTAATTTTCATTGCACCTTGATCTGAAATACTCATAGTTGCATCACCAATTAATCCAAGTATTGCTTGTACTTGTGCTACAGGCCAACTCCAAGTATGTTGTAATGAACCTTCTACTGCATTTTGGAATACAAACTCACCTGCGTGTGTACTTGCATCACCGAAGCTAAACACTAGATCAGTTGTACCACCTGTTGCTTTAGTTGTTACATTAAATGTAGGCTCTTCTGAATGTGCAGCACTTTGTAATTTCATACGTGAAATAGCTTCCATACTCGGATTAAATTCAACATTCCAGTTAGCACCTTTGAACTTAACAGTTTTTAGTTTTTCTTCAATAATTGCTTTATTCATAAAGCGATAATCGTTCTGGAAGTCACCTGCTGCATTTTCAAAGTGAATATGAGTTGGAATAGTTTCGCCGTTACGTTCTGCTTGTACAACATCAATCTTAGCATCTTTTTGATACTCAGGATTCTTTAGATGTAATGCCAACTTGTCTAAGTTAGGCATACCAAATGTGCCTGTAAACTCTGCTACTGCTGTATTTGTTTCTGCGCTAAGGATAACACTTCGATCATCTGCCATTGAATCAATTGTAGTGCCGCCTTCGTTGCTAACTTTTACTAAACTAAGAAAGCCTAGTGAATGTGTATGTGCAACAATGTCCTGTAAAATATCTTTCATATGTTTTCTCCTATTTCAAGTTTTATTATATTGCCTTTATTGACATTTGTCAAGTAGTTTTCTACTGAGTATTTAGGTTTAAATCCTAAGGTCTTAATTTTTTCCATATTAGCACAAGTCCAATTACGTTCATATGGTGTATTTAGGCGGACAGGAAGATCTGGAGCAAAGTCTGATACTTTAAATGGGTGTCCAGATCCGATATCAATAGTGCCTGTATACTTACTATTCATACATAGTTGTATTGCATTACATAAATCTTCAATATGTATAAAGTCTCTGTAATGCGTTGTGGTATATTCTAGCTCACTATCTATGAGCTTTTGTAAAAACATACCCTTTCTTGGTGTACTAGAATATACTGTGTGGAACCGCATACCTAACATATTGTGATATCGTGCGGCTGCTTCTTCTACAACATACTTACTTGCAGCATATGGGTTTAAATCGGGCTCATAGGCGCTACTAGAGCTTGCGTAAAGCACTCTTGTATCAGGATAGCGAGCAAACAAGCGTTTACTTACTTCTACGTTATTACGCCAGTATCCTGCAGGATCGTTAATACTTTCACGTACTCCGCTTTTGCCCGCTAAATGTATAATTAAATCAAATTCTTCTTTAAGGTCGATATTGTATAGATCTTGTCCGTCTTGTAAATCAAATCCAACTACACTATGTTTTTTGGTTAGTTTGCGTAACAAATGACTTCCAATAAATCCTCTATGACCTGTTAGCATTATACGCATTTTAGTTTCTCCCAAGTATCTTTCCAGTCAGACACTTCAACAGCAAATCCTAAATCGTTATCTATTATTACTTTCTTTAATGGATAATCGTTACCTTGTGGATCCATTCTATCACCATAAAAATATAATACATCGTTTGGATCAAAGTCGTTTATAATTTGACTTTTATCAGCCCCTTTGGGACTAATATCAATGCCAGTTTCTCCACCTGGTCTTGCAATTAGTTCTGAAAATTCTAAATTAAATAACTCTGCAATATAGTTGCGCTCATTACTTGCTATGTCGTGCTTTACATATAATTTGCGTTCACTTATTGTAGCATTACGCCCTACAATACTAAAGTTTACCATACCTGATCGTTCTTCGATGTGTAGTCCTGTACGCAAAGGAAAACTACTTTCTTCTAGTTTATCTTCCAACCATGATTTAACATGCATAGGAATTTTCCATTCGTCTGCTTTAATTTGTCTACTGCCTTCCCATACTTCACTACCTGAACAGTTGTATACACGTTTAGCCATACCATAAATTACGTTGCCTATCTGTTCAACTGTTTTAGGTTTGTCACTACCTGTAACAAGATAAACATGATTTAGTGTACAAAAGTCAAAGAAGAACTGTGAAAACTTTTCGTCCATCTTTCCTCGACTTGGTGTTAGTGTTCCGTCCACATCAAATATAAATTTATTCACAAACTCTTCTCCGAAGATCACTTGAACTAAAACGGTGATCTCTTTTATTAAAGTGCAAATCAATATCACGTTTACGACAGATATCTTTGCCTGTAAAATCTTTGTCGCGATATTCTTCTCCTAGTATGCGTACATCAATTGGATACATAGCAAGGATGTCTTCTAAATCTTCCTCAGTGCCGTATGGGATAATTTCATCTACATACTCGACACCTTTTAATTGGGTATAGCGTTCTACTACAGTTTGTATAGGAGCGTTCTTTTCTTTTCTGTCTACACTAGGATCCACTTGTAATCCACAAATGAGATAATCACATTGCTCTTTTGCTTCACGCAACATAATTATGTGTCCAGCATGTAATAAATCAAAAGTACTACAAGTAAATCCTACTTTCATATTAATCTCCTATAAAGTAAGTGCATTAAGGGTTTTTTCATCACCTAACTTACCTTTAACAAAAACATTAAAACTTATACTAATACGAGAATCGTCAGTTGTAATACTAGGAACACTGTGTCGTAAACTAGACGGAAATAATAGCAATTGATTTTTAATTGCAGGTAACCACCAAGAATCACTGTTGTATATATTAAACGATGTAGGCGGTAGTTCAATGGTATCTTGGCGGTAGTCTGTAAAACTAATCTTATCATTATCAGAACATTTTACATAAAATACTCCACTTATAATGCTATTACTATGTTTGTGTGGGTAATGATAACCTCCGTCGTAGGTAAAATTAGCCCAACTTTGTGTAATATAAGGGATAGTCTCTGTTGAAGCGCAAATTATGTTATCAAAATATTCTTGAACAAATACTTGAATCTTATCTTTGAAACTACTCAGTTGATCATTAGATAGTATATAGTGATCATTAGTTGTATAGTTGCCGACGTTTTTCCTTAGATTAGTATCTAGCGATTCTATATATTCAATTTCTTCAAAACTTAAAGGATCCATCTGTATAGAAACAACTGGTCTAGGAAAAAGATTATGTACTTCTAACATTTTAAACTCCAAAGTCAAACAAACTAGTAAACGTGTTGTGTCTCTTAGTATCCTCAAGTGGATAGTTAAGCACACCGATCAAGTTGTCTAACTTATTATCAATAATTGTTTCTGCCATTGCTGCATCATCAAACGGCAGTTCTTTGAACCACTCTGGAATACGCAGCTCATCTGTTGGATACGCAACACTTGTAAATCCTAGCGGGTTCTGTTTTAGTTTACAAACAATAACTTTCATACCGTCTACAATTTCTTGCGAGTATTTGTCTCCGTTCATACGTTTAAGCGTATTCCAGTTAATACTTGCTCTAACATGACCGGGCATGTTTGCTTTGCCTTGCTTTTCTTCCAGTCTTTGATAGTGTCCGACCTTATTCGCACGTTTGGGCGAACCTTTCTCCCAACCAGGACGTTCACTAAACTCCTTACGAAACTGTGTAATACGTTCAAGTACATCTTCACGAGGTTTGTCTGTAAGCACCATAAGCAATAGTTCGCTTAAAAACTCTTGCATAAACACAGGTGTATCTGATCTGCGCAAGTCTAAGCCCATTGCTTTTACTTTGCCTGGCTTACCGTCTGTGTCACTTCTAAAACCTTCAATATCATATACTAGTGCTGCATAACGTTTCTTTGTAATATATAAGCCTGATTGTGCAACAATCTCTCTTGCTGCTGCAATAACATCTGAGCGGCTCTTAGGGCAATGAAATGCTCGCATCATAAAGTCTGGAAATGTTGCATTTGCTGCTTCACATACTTGATCATATAATTTAATTACATTATCTTTATCCCAAGGAATCTCGCCTGCATCAATTTGTTCTTTAAGTACAGGATATCCACTAAAGTAACAAGAGTCAGTATCACCATAAATCATTGCTTCACCAACATGATCGTATGTACCTGTAATAGTTTTGTTAACTTCAGCTGACATATGTTTAACAATAGTTCTACCTGTTAATGTAGTACTTTGTCCAATACGTTTATCAAAGAATCTACAACCAGGATTAAGAATAGCACCATACAAACTGTTCAAGTTAATCTTCTTAACTAGCTGACGTTTATCCCAGTATTCAATCTCTGCTGCATTACCTGCGTCTTTTGCTTTTTTAAGCATTTTCTGCAAGTCTTTACGTTCACTGTACCAACGTTTTAGTAGCCCCGGAATAACACCTTCAAACTCTGTTGTAAATATAGTTCCATTTGAACTAAGCATCCAAGGTTGATTACTATCAAATATTACTTTATATATTTCGGCACCACTTAGTACATCACTGCCACCGTTTTCCCAGTCGACAGTTAATGCAATGTCTTTGCGCTGGTCCATAACAGCTTCGTATTCTTCTGTCGAGAAACGTCCTTCCCAGCTACCTGCAAAGGATTTCTTCTTTAGATTCATATCTTCGTGTACACGAGCATCACTAATTTCTGGACGTATTTGTCCTATGACAGTTTCAGGCGCCATATTCATTGCACGAATAACACTAGGATACAGACTGTTTAAATCCATTGAACCGATCCACTTGTGCAATCCTTTTTTTGGAAATGCAACATAAGCACCAGCAGCCTGTGTGTTTTCATCATCACGATGTTTACGGTTAGGTACTTGTAGTCCTCTATGATGTGCTTCGTTTACAATTGCTTGTTCTGTAACAGCTACAGCACCCATAGTGGTCTGTAGCAAAACTGTATTTGCGTGTGCAAGTTCGTTACTTAGATCAATAAATCTTAGTTTTTTGTCCAGCTTGTCCAGTAGTGCGGTATCTTGTATGTTGTATTCGATGAACTTTCTAAAGTCATTGTTGTACAACTGGTCCAAAGTGCCTTCATAAGGAACTTTATTTTCACCAACTTCGATTTCGCCAATGGCATCAAGTCTATATGTATGTCTTTCTTCATATGTGTATTTACGATATAAAT